TTATTCTTTTGAGCCAATTTTACGAGACTGTTCCCGGAGTGCCTGTTTCTTTTCAAAATCACTCAAGACAATAGGTGCTTTAACTCCTTTTTCATTCATATTAATAATAGCATTAGCAAACTTTTCCATGAGTTCCGGTGGCAATGCAGCTCCACTTCCGTTATCCTTTGGAGCTTCAGGCGAAGATGGTATTGACTGTGAGATACTTCCACCGGATTTGAATCCGGCCATCTTTGACCGAATAGCCTGATTCAAATCAAGCGTCCGGATAGTGCCGGCCTGTTGTGACCTGTCAATCATATCCAAGATGGGACCAATCGTCGGATTCTCGACTGCCGCATTACTGGCCACCCATTCCTTCGACTGGCCTGCCGGTCCTTCTCCTACGATTACGGTCGGCTTATCTATAAATCCACGTGCGTCCGGATCATAGTCGGCATCTTCAAACAGTTTTCCATCCTGAGCACGACGCACATCTATTTTGCCTCCATCTTCGCGACCGGTTGCAACACGGGCACCGGTCCCCTTTGAAGAACTACTTCCGCCGGAAAGAGTCATATTTTTAACCTTTTGCCGTTCCGCATTTGCCGAAGCAAGTTGCGCAACCCCTGTTATCCCCATAAGTGCAGCTGCTATCGGGCCGGCAATGGGACCTAAATCGGCAATGGCTTTCATTATCGAAACGGCAGTATCAGCTATAATCTGAGAAGCTTTGATGGCAAAGTTCACATCCGCATATTTCTTCTCAATATCCAGTTTCTTCTGTGCCTTTTCCTTCTCCAGGCGTTCAACTTCTTCAGCATTTCCCTGAGCCGCTTCAATTTCCGCATCATACTTGGCATCTACATTATCCATTTCGGCCTGCTGAAGTGCTTGTACAGCTCCGGAGAATAGATCCAGGTAGTAATCAAACTGCTTTTTAAATGAATCACGCTTCAGGTTCTGAACAGCCTTCTCGTGTTCTTCCTGGGTGAGTGTTTCATTATCCAGGTATTGCTGCAACTGTTGGAGCTGCAGATCATATTGCTGCTGTTGATTCAGAAGTCCGTACTGATTGCGGATTTGATTGATACGGTTCTCACTATTCTGAACTAATTGCTCTTTTGCTTTCAGGTATGCTTCATCAAGTTCCTTTGTATCCAGGTGTTCCTTTTCGGCCAGTTCCTTACGTGCCTTGTAAGTTGCATCAAGAACTTTCATTTGTGCCTGCAGGTCCTCTCCGACCGTAGTGAGTTTAAACTGACTCTTGAAATCCTTAGTCAGATCATTCATTTTCGTCTGAATAGCTGCACGGGCATTGGCAGCATCTTGATCAGCCGATAAAACAGCCGCATTTGCCTGTTTTACAGTATCCGCTTTCAACTTTCCATTCTTCAGTTCAAGGTCGTTGACATCATTCAAATACCGTTGTTCGATGGCCAACCGGGTTTCGGCACTGGCGGAAGTCAAGGCAAGTGTCATCATTGAAAATTGCTCCTGGGTGATATGCTTCGCTGCAAGTTCACTAGTGAGGAACATTTTTTGTGAGGCAGTAACGGCCTTCTCTTTCTCTAAATCTTCCTGGCGCATTTTTTCAACGGTAGACACCTTTTGCTTTTCCAGAGAAACCTCTGTATCAATCAGCTTTGACTTTGCATCGACGATTTGTTTCTGATAATCGGCCTTTTTTGCTGACTTCGTTTCAGTAGCTTTAAATTGCTCGAGTAATTTAATACGCTGATTATAATAAGCCTGATCAGACTTTAGGATTGCTAAATTAATATCTTCTTCAGCCTGCTGTTTTTCACGCCCGGCAAGGCGAATTTCATTAATTTCTGCTTCATGGTCCGAATCCTGATTTTTAAGTGCGACCGCATTAGGATCTGACTTGTCTTTCTCTACAGGAGTCGTCGGGAAACGCTTATTATAAATTTCTTGCGCTATTTCCCGGTACTGGTCTGCCGCATTCTGCTCATCCTGCAGCCATGCCGAGAGCATAGACTTATTCATGTTATTGAATCGCTTTTGAGCTTCCGTTGCATCATCCTGCGCCTTTATCCTTTCCTTGACTATTTTATCAATGCCATCACCCGAAATCTTATCAAGTTGGGCAGTGATACCGGCCAGTTCGTCTCTAAGTTCAGCAATCCTTTCTGCATTAGCATCTCTCTCAGTAGCTGTCATTTCACGCATACCTTCATCCTTTGTATTGCCATACCCTGTACCACCGGCCCAAACTTTCCCCCTTTTATTCTGCAGTATAAGAGAGTCCATTTCAGCTTTAGCTTCCTCTTTCTTTGCCTTAAGACTCTTTATCTCTTCCCGATGAACGAAATTTAATCGAGCTTTCTCGGCAGCCAGGTAATCATATACCTTTTGAGTATTAACAGAAATAGCATTTCCGTATTGATCCCATTCGGATATAGCAGAAGGAACAATGGTGGATATCTGTTCAATCAGAGAATTCAGTTCTTTCTGCTCTTCAGCATTGCGGTTAACCTTGCCGGCCAACTCATCATAACGAGATGCCATGCCAGGAAGCTGTCTTTCTAAATTTACAACCTTTTCCATTTGGTCTTCAAAGGTGTCCGACAAAGGCTCTATGACCTTTGTGATATCCGCAACAAAATTACTGGCCCAGGATAGTCCTTTTTTGAAGAAACTCTCCATGCGTTTACCCATTTTATTCCAAAGGTTATCTAAAGTGTCTTTGAAATTAGACTCCATACCTTCGAGCTCCTTCATCTGAGTAGCCATTGAACCGGAGATGCCATCCAATTTTCCTAAGCTCAACAAGTAACTCTTTATCGCTTCTTCTGAATTCTGAACTTCGGTAGTAACGCCTCGGAAGGTGTATTTCACGGTATTTCCGTTCTTACTTGCCTTGATACCGAATTCTTTTAAACGTTCATTCTCACCGGTCATGGCGTCCAGTATGGCCTCGATAAGTTGATCCACGCTTTTACCCTGAGATGCCGCCAAGTCACCAATATTGGTCAGTTCCGCCGTAGTAGGCTTAATACCTCTATTAACGAGTTTGATATAAGCTTCCGTCCATTCCTTTAGAGAACCAGGAGTATCTGCCGCCAATTGCTGCAGCATTTTCATCGCTTCAGCAGCTTTTTCCTGTGACTGCAAAGTATTGCGAAGGACCGCTTCATACTTAGCAAACTCCTTTCGGGTGGAATAAACCTTGGAAGCCACCTCCTTAAGATAACCCGCCAACTTAACAAGGATGAAAGCTGCAACAGCGGCTTTCAGTTTAGAAACGGCAGACTTTGTTAAATCAAACTCCTTTTTTACATTCTTGCCTGAATTTTTAAGTTCGGCCATTCTCTTACGAACATCTCCCAACTTCCTGCTAAGTTTAGCATACTCCTCCGGATCTGCAGCTTCCGACATGTCATCAAGTGTCGCAGTCAACTCCTTGGCCACTTTCTTGAGTTGTCGACCGGTCATGGCGTTTATATTTAGCGACCTGGTTAGTGTGCCAATTTTCTTATTATTGTCGGATATCTGTTTGGAAAGTGACTTAGTCTCTTTTTCTAGATTCTGATACCTTTTAGAATTCTTCTTGCCTTGCGCCTCGAGCTCAATCATCGCTGTACGACGCTCCTTTTCTTCCTTCTTTAGTTCCTTTGTGGCCTTGGTCAATTCATGAATGTCCTGTTGGGCCTGACTTGATTCGGCAGATACAATGTACTTGATTTCGTCTTCAGACAAATGTTTCTTTCCCATATTACCAATTTTGAGACTGTTCGTAGATTAATGCTTGTTCTAATTGTTCTCGGATAGTGCTTCGAATAGCTTCATTGTAACCGTAACGCAATTCCGGGAAAGTTTCATGATAAAGTACTCCCCAAACCGTGCGATTATACAAAGCAAGTTTGCTCCGGATATGGCGGGAAATTCTGTCATCACCACGTCGATAACGGATATCAAGATAACGGAGATACGGGAAAATGCGGATGAAGTACTCTTGCTTTCCTTCAGATTCCTGAATAGTAAATGGCCGGCGTTGCAGACTTGATAATAATCTGCCTGACCGGGTATTCAGGTTAGTGCGGACAACATTCTCCTGGGTTTGATAAATAAGATTGATACCTTGCGAAATTGTATCATGTACAAATCGTTGCTTGACTAAATCTTCTGAAATCATATTCGCTATTATTTTCAGCGAATGTAGCAAGGGAAAGAAGGAAGGTAAAGGACAAAAAAAACCGGAGAGCAAATGACTTACCCTCCGGAACTTAATTATTTAGTATTCTTCAGTTCAAGCATCCACCTGAAATCACACCCCGATGCACCGGGACGGTTTTGGAATTTAAAGCCGGCATCCGTCATAGCTTTAAAAATATCATCTTTCGATATATTAGCTCCCGGATCTAGTTTTTTTATAGATTCGTAAACTTCATCAGTAGTGAACCAGTGAGTTGTGTGCCGGGCATCCCATGCCGGTTTAAAGGTTGTTTGCAAAGCAGCGATATAAACGCTGACATCTGTTATCTTTTCATCTCCCATTGTTGACCTCCTTCTTTTCTATCGAATCATTAATAGCAAAATTTAAAACCTGAATTAGTTCAAGCATTTCTTCACGTGAAATTGCCTGAAGTACAAAGTTACCGTCACAATCGATAGAGAAAACTTCGTTCTTCCTCCCATCGTTATAATATCCGGTTTCTTTATCCACGTAGAATCGACGCCTGCTCATGTTCTTCTCCTCCTTTCGATTCTATCATTTCACGAGTTCCTTCACCAAAAGAATAATGTCCACGAACCGGCGAAAACGAAACAGAACAAACCGGTTGATAATCATCGTGGCCAACTTTGACACTAAATTGTCCGCCATGTGCATCCAGGTGTCCACGACTGAAAGTGATAGTTTTTGTTTTGGGGTACTTTTTATTAAGTTCCTCCACCTTTGTTTCAAAGGAACATTTCAAAGAATCAAGGGAACATTCATCGGAAATAAGCAAACGGTCAAAGGATAATGCAAACTCGCACATCTCCTGCCCCTTCTTATTCACATTAGAATAAGTTTGAACATGGTGAATAAAAAACATCATGATTGACCTCCTTTCTGCGTTGATATCGTAATGTACTGCCCTGGGGAAAGTTCGATAGAGGTAGTATTCCCGGAATAAGAAACTAAATAAGATTCACTGTTTTCTGCAAGCAGATTAGCCAGTCCGCTAAAATAATTTTGCAACTTGCTTACCGGCACTAAGGTCGGTCTTTTTTTTCTTTTCATAATGATGTGACTTTTAGCTTTAGGCAAATTCTCTTGAAAATAAGAACGGCTGCCATTTCCCGCTTCGCTAAAAGTCACATCATTAGTCCGCCTAAGCGTTTAATAAATGTTGGGAAAGAAGGCAGCCGCCATATCTTTATATTTTCGCACATCGTACTCTTGGCTTCAAGAACACGATAGGTATGGGCACAAAAAAAGCCCACTGTTTCGTATGAGCATTATCCGTTGCTTTCGGCATCGACTAACGATGATGTAACTTTTAGCTTTTGCAAATATGAGGATAATATTTGGAATGGCAAAAAAATGATAAGCTATTTTTCATATTGAATAGAAGTAACTTTCCCATTTTCAAGATAAACATATTTATCAGAATACACCCACTGTTCATGTTTCCCCCACTCTCCTTCTGAAATATTCTTTTTCAAAGGAGGACCACATATTATTTCACAAGTTCTTTCATCAATACCCAATCTCAATTCTCCATATTGTTCTCTGATTTTTTCATTTTCATTCATTTTAATATTAGTTTTTCTTCCTACTTCATCTTCTACTAATAATAGGTTTCCAAGAATTCTTGTTGAATTATCATCGAATTTCAACACTTCACTATACGTGGCACCTTCCTCAATATAATAATCAATACATTTCTTTGGATTTCTTCCAAAATCTAAATAAAACAATCGCCCAATCATATTAGAACGAGTTTTCTCATAATATCCTTGGACAATAAAAGGAAAACCTAATTTTCCATAATCGAAATATAATTCTTCATTTGTTTCTTTATTTTTCAGATGAATATACACATCATCAATATATGCGCGCGTTTTTCTTTCAACGCCTATCACTTCAAAGTATTTGCCAGCAACAGCTTCATACTTAGTCTTACGGCTATAAGCTCCGCCAATAGGGTGATATACTTTTCCTTTTATATCTTTTTTAAAATCGTAGAAGCCCCTTTCTTTTTCATTCTCAGTTTTAGGCAGATAAAAAGTCTGTCCAATATACTGTTCTAGTTGAGTCTTATCTAAACAATTTTGGATGCTATCATAAGGTAAAGAAACTATTTCTGTTTTTACTTTATGGATGACTTTTACTTGCGAGGACACATTTAAGCTAACTAGTAATATTGGAATTAATACTATCTTCTTCATTCTGTGTGTTTTTAAAGTTATCTTACAAAGATAAAGTTTCAAACACACATTATAATAAAATTAAGAAAAAATGTTTCAGTATTTGTACTTTTAGGGAAATAGAACTATTTATATACAAATAATTAAACTAACGGTGCTAAAGGACACCAGGAAAAAGAAACAGTTATGGAATATTTTATTGTAATAAAATCAAAGTACCCCAAATTTAACTTCGAAAAATGCAAAGCATTAGTACAAGGTAAATTATAAGAAAAAGTCCCCCTCAGTCAGTGACCAAGGGGGATTTTTTTAGTTAATCTGATATGCCTTATTTACTCTTTGGATAATAGTTGAAGATGTTTTATCCAGCTGAGGATTAATCGCAGTATCTTCAATCGGATAATGAGCAATGATAAGATTTAAATCATGCTCTCTATATTCTTCAATCACGACCTCACACTCTGTTCCATCTTTGTCAAAGGTAAAACGTAAATAAAACTCTCTTCCATCCAAAATAATAATCACATATACGAAATCCATTATTTTCCTATCTGTCGATATCTTCGGAGTTATCAAAGCTACTGTATCCATAGGATAGTAACTTAAAAAATCTTTTATGAATTTATCTCTATTCATTTTCTTATGTTTTTAAAGATTATTTTTTATGGTCATATCTTTTATTTTAGTACCAATTTCTTTCAACGCAGAATTCAATATTTTAATCTCCTTATCCGTGAATGAAACGGTCTTACCATGGACTATGTTACCGTTCAGTCTTTGATAAAACCAAGAAGAACTCTTCCCAAAATAATCCTCAGCCAGTTTGGATACAGACATGTAAGGCAAAATAGACTCCATTTGCTGACGGATGGTAAGTGTTCTTTGTATCTCCCTGGCTTCGCGATGTATTCGTTCAAAATCATGTTCGATGCCTGTTGTCAAAGCCTCCAGCTCTGTCTCATTCATTGAGTCCATCAACTCCGTGAGTTCCTGGTCAATGTCCGCACGTTCTGCTTCTGAACTCTGCTTCCAAAGTTCTTTCAATTCAAAAAAACGTTTCATCTTATCCATAGTCACCTGTTTTAAAAGTTTCATAAAACAAAAAAAGGAAGTCCGCCCCCTTGGCCTTTGGGGGCGGATTCCTTCTACTGGAGTTGTTTACTAAGCTGCTTGATTTCTTCCTCAAGCCATTTAATTTCCTTATCCAGTACCGCTTTCATGTTTTTACTCCGAGGAGCTAGTTCATGATACTTGCGGAGATAGAAGATGAGGTCTTGCTCTAATTCTTCTATCCGAGCCTTTAGCTCATTGTCATTATTCATAAGAGCTCTTGTCTTAATGACAATACAAAGATAAGAAATTTATTATCAACGGCAAAATTTATGATAACATTTTTATTATCGCATTGATTATTTAACAATTACATAACCAAAAGCTATTAAATCTTTCAAAAAAATCTCCGGTGAATCAGCCCGGACAACTTTACCGGTCTGATCCCGATAGCGGTCTGCGAAGTTGAACATATATTCCTGGTCCGTACATTCGGAATCAAAACGGCTACCCTCACGAAGCTTGGATACAAAATCTGCAGCGCAGGTGGCGGTTATTGTTCCGCCATCCTGCAATAAGTAATTTCTATTATTCATTATCTACTAAGTTTTTTAGTTCTAAGTTTAAAGTATGTTTTTTGGTCGTTAGTCAAGAAAGGCAAGTTCTGAAGCGTCGTTCCTGTTTCAACTTTCGCCTGTTGCGCAAAGGTAATCATTCGGCCTAAAAAAAGAACCCAGTTACTAATCTTTGTGAAGTTCGTTGAACCTCCGTGTTGGCGAAATTCCACCGTCCGGTGGCGGGCGTAAGCTTCAAGGTTTACTTTGTGGTAGCGGTCGTTTCCAAACGCTGCCCGAAGGTTACTCACCGTGTTCGCCTCTAGAATTCTTCTTTCCGAAATACCGCTTAAGCTTTTGCAGTAGTGGTTGTTTCTACGGCTCGTCGGCATGAAAGCGTTTATCACGTTTTCTATATTTTTGTAGCTCAATGCTAGGTTTTTCCAAGTGTTCATTGTGAAATCCGCTGCATCCATATGAACGTGCAGTCCGCAGGAATCGTTTACTTTTACGTCGCAAAAATCAAGTACCCAACATACTTTCTCCAGTTCTCTCAATCCGCTTTCCCCCTCAAGTATAGGGCTTACTAGTTCGAAAGTATTGCTACCGCAAAGGCTTCCGTCTGTTACCAGTTTCCAGTGCTCGCTAGTAGTATGGTTGTATCCTTCAACCGCTACGTTTATCCCGGCTTCCCGCAGTTCGCGAGCAAGGCGTTCGCGAGTGCAGTTATATGCTTCAATCTCAACTCCGAAGCGGCGGTTAAAAGTATAGTCTATTTCAGGTAAAAAAGCGGCTGTAGAAGTTGCCGGTGCAAAGGTTCCGGCTTCAAGCATCTTCTTATATACGTTTTGCACAAAACCGTAATTTCCGTTTGTTACAAGGTCTGCAACCTGGCGGCGGGTCAATCCTAAAAGTAGCAATTGTTGTATCTTGCTAGTCTTTGTTATTCTCTGATTTAAAATGTTGTTAATTTGCTCGTTCATAATGCTTTATCCTTTATTTTTGTACTTCAAAGATAACACAATAAGCCCGGACAACGCAGTGATAACCCATTTATTATCAGATACTTAGCTTTGTTTAGCTTAAGCTAAAATATGATACAAAAAGGTCTGAAATATGACTATTCCAGACCTTTTATTATCAAATCTATTAGTTAGAAAACAGATATACTATCTCCATTATCCATGAGCATGGTATTACCGTAAATACATACAACTCTTGAACTACATACAGTCCATTCGTAACCATCGCAAGTATATACTTTCTTTTGGTAAGTAACTTTCTGTCCTTTTTTGTAATTTTTCTTTTCAAACATGGCTTATTATCTTTTATTATTGTACAGCTAAGATAACACTATTATGACAAACAAGGTAGCAATTACCCTCTTATTATCAATCAATTAGCTTAGTTTAGCTGAACATAAAAAAGAGACAAATACGCTATTTTTTTCTCCTTGACTTGTATATTAAACAGACGGCAATTACAAAAGCCATCAACAATACTCCAATCGCCCATCCTCCTAGTTCCATCTTAACTTTTTCCCAACGGTTCAATTCTTTTTCAACTGGATAGGGAACTTGAACCGAATCGGTTTTCATTATTGTATCCGTTCTACTGAGGTATTGATACTTATACAGGTATTTATATTTATACTGATATATGGTATCCCCTTTTATTAACACAAAAACACTATCACATTGATATACACTATCAGTCCGGATACTATCACGTGTTTTGTACTCAGTGCGAACGGATTCAACCGGTATATATTGAGTTCGGCAGGATACAAGGCACATGGCCAATATCAGCAATGTGAAAATGCAAATCCATCTCATGGCCGAATAACGATATTAGGTAAGAAGTTAGCAAATTCAGCTCGGACATCGAAGCATGGACACGCTTTGATAAATTCGTTTGGTTCTACCTCTCCATTTCCATTTAAATCCGGCGAAGTATCACGATGGCCTAACAACTCCTCAATAGGATACTCTTTGCAAAGTTTAGCAATCAAATTACGCAATGCCATTTTTTGCGCATCAGTTCGAGTATCAGCAGGCTTTCCATTCGCATCCAGTCCTCCAATATAGCACACGCCAACCGAGTGCTTATTATAAGATGAATCACTGAATCCTCTCGTATTACAATGTGCTCCATCAATAGAAAGCGGACGGCCATTTTCGACTGTTCCATCGAGATCTATGACAAAGTTATAACCGATCTGATTAAAACCTCGCTGCCGGTGCATACGGTCTATGTCCCTTGCACGCAAATCCTGTCCGGCACGGGTAGCAGAACAATGGATAATAATTGCATCAATTTTCTTCATTTTACATTCTCCTCATCTTTAGGGTTAATTACTATTCTCAGCGAGCAGTCACTCTTATAACACTTCAATCCTTTGTAGTAGATTAGTTTAGATTTGAGTTCTGCAATTTCATTACATTTTATATTAATTACTTCCGAATGTTCCCGGGAATCACTCTGAACCTTTTCCAATAGTTCAAAATAATCTACCTGGAATTTTGTCAGCTTTGCAAGCAGGTAATCATACTGGTCTTGTTGCAAATCTATATCCTTATGTTTTGCATCAGCTGTAGCGGCATTTGCATCAGCCCGCAACTTATCTCTTTGAGTTTTATAATAGATGAATTGGAAAATATTGATACCACTCAAAGAGGTTGCCAAAACACCCAATAACCACACCATCATCACTCACGATTTATTAAACGTTTTATATCAAACAGATCTGCCCCTTGCCTTTCAAACATTAGCGTCCAACCTACTGAAGCAAATTCCTTTGCCACAAATGGCTTTATCTGACAGGATTCGGATAGTTCCTTAAGCCAAGGCGTTCCCTTCTGATCAGAAAGCATGGCCACACGTAATTGCTTCATCATATCAAGTGTTCTTTTGGACATGATCGACTCTTCTATCAAATCAGATTCTGAAGACTTAGCGGCAATTGTAACAGCCATCTGAATTTCGTCATGGATATTATTCTTCTGATCTATTTTAGACATAATATCACCAATTTCAATGAATAAATATGTCCCGGTCAGGAGCTGATCAACACGTTGCTTAACCGAATCGAAACTCTGTCCAAAGACGAAATGGTTCAGCCCTTTAATCCGGGAGTGTACAGGCAACTCTTTAATTTCCTCTATGAGGGCTGCATATTCCGGCAATTCGCTCTTCCCTTTAGCAAAAATCTCAAGAACATTATTATGCTCCGGGAACTGAGCGTAATATTTAAGAATCTCAAAAATCATATGATTTGTTTTATTAATGAAATTGGCAAACCTGTATTCTTAGCAATATCAACAAGAGGCATTTCTGTAAAACTCATACTCTGTATCGCTTCTATCAGCTTCTTACGCAAAACTGTCAGATACTTGATTATATTCATCTGCTCAATCGTTGATATATCCCCTAAACCATCACCGCTCAAGTTGTACAATGACTCAACCGCACCGGTTGTTATCGGACTCTTCTTTTCATTCTCTCCGGCAACCAGGATTCGAAACTGAGTAGCGGAAAACAAGTAGTTGATAAACGACGAAAAATTGAATGCAATACTTTGCAAAGTATCATCAGACAGTCTTTCAAACGACTTAGCTAAAGTGTGTGCGGATTCCGAATTATACACTCCTGGATGGTACAAGATAGCGGCAAGCAGTGGCAATGTATTCTTATCGCATCCCAACAATGAACGGGCCTCTATAAATTGTAAAGCTGTAAGGGAACAAGTTAGTTGATTAAAGCTAGTATCAATAGTATATCCGGAATACAACTGTCCTTGTATAGAAACGTACGGGATTAACTGCGCACAAAAGCAACTATTCAATACAAACTTATAATCCAGTTTTGAAAGATAGCGGGCAATGGGTAAATCCAACCTTTCCGGTGGTGTTCTCTTAGCTTTAATATAGTCTTCCCTGGACAACTCCTGAAGAGCAGCATCCTGATCCGGATAAGATACCCGGAAAACAAAATCGACTTGTTCACCTAACCATGCAAGATTAGACAAAGTTTCCTCATCCTTAAATTGCACCAATCGACGTGGGTCCCACCCCATTGCACGGCAAACATGTTTGACCTGAAGCATTCCCGGCGAGAGTTTACCCTTTGTCACTAGATTCATATCAGTCATAATTCCTTCAAACAATCCCGGTGTCAATTCTTCCCAGGCGTTCGGAATCCCAAGCTTATTTTGATGTACGCAAAACTCAATCATGGCATCAGCTGTATTTTATCTTCCGGTTGATTAAAGGATGTTTCAGTCTCGATATCTGTTATTTCAGGATCAGACAATAATAAGTCTATATCTTTAATCAAACCACTAGCCTGATTCTGTAACTGCATAGATAGAGCGAGCAATCTTTCCTGTTCATCCTTTCCGGATCTACTCGCCTTTGAATCATCAAAAAGATTCCGAATTGTAGTTGGAAACTCTAGAATGTCGAATCTGGTCAATGCAACTGATACGACCATCTTTGCAAGTGCCCGGTTAATTAGCGACAAAACAGACGGCTTTGCCTTCCCACGTTCGATATATCCGGATAGAGTCTCCTCTATGATTTCAACTTGTATCGGGATACAACGGAAAAAGAAAAGATACGATAAATCAATGCAGTATAGCAGGTCAAATTCCTCCGTAGTCTTTATCTGCAGTTTATCGAGCATTTTGTAATACCTGGTATCTTTCCATCCCAAATCCTCGGTTGTATTCAAAAGCGCAATGAGTGAATCCATCGCATTGTAATAATTCTCATAATACGCTCTTCGTATAGCTTCCTGCTCATACTTGTAAATGTCAATATTTGCTTTTCGCTTCCGGAGTACATCAAAAGCTGTATCACTCGCCATCGTGAGATTAGCTAATGCTGTACGAAGATGATCGTATAATTCGCCCCTCCCTTGCTCTATGATATTTTTATAGACAGGAACACTTACAATATTCGCAATCCGCTTATATGCAGTGACTGCATGGCTATTGAGCATCTGCAAACTCGTATTCGCATCAATACCAGGCGCAAACTCCGCAAATCCGGAAATATCGGTAAATAAGTCTTTCAGTATCATGATTGTTGTTTATTTAATCGTTCATCAGGAGTTACTTCTTCTTGTCGGCTCGGAGTTTCACGATAGAAGCCAAAGCGATATCCTTGCTTATATAGTTCCGGGAAGTTTATCTGAATAGCCATATTAAAGGGCTCTGAACAGATTTCATCATCCGGTGTAAGAGACATCAAGTAAATCAGATAATTGTAATATACGTCAGCTCCGGACTTTGAGATAACGCCATCTTTTGAAACTGACGAGATAGAGGAATCGAGTCCAACCGATGATAAGAGGACTTCGTCAGCTCGTTTATCATAGGAAATAAGAGCGTCAATATACTCTTTGTATTTCAGGTCTAAGACCTCAAACTTCCAACGTTCTTCCTCACCGCTTCCAGTTTTAAAACTGATAGTAGCGTAAGCCTTCCCCTGGTTGTCCGCTCCGGAGAGATATTCGCTTATACTACGAAGTTCCTGCTTGAGATATTTAAGAAAGTACGACTCTTTATAGGCCGTTCCAATTTCAATCCCATTATAGGTAAGAAGAGCCTCGTTTTTCCTTTTTCGCTCTTGGTTTTCATTGCATATTTTTGTTATTTGCGCACGTTTAGATTCAACCCATGCGTTCGGGATAATTATATGAATTTTTGCGGCCAACGAGTTTTTCAAGAAGGAATTTATGTAATTAGCCGTATCATTTGACCCCTTGATATAGGCTTTTGTCCCTTCGTGAGTTTCATTTACACCGTAGAATTCACTAACCGATTTTTCACGGTGATGGGATATCGCAGCATACTTAATATTGCGGATATCCTTAATCACCAGGCGTGGGTAAAATAAATATTTAGAAACGCCATAACTCCAACGCCCAACTGCGATATGACTGAAGTCTTTGTAATTGATCAACTCTGTGATAACATCTCTTTTTTGTGTAGCCAACCGGCATCGTCTATTCTCCATCAGCTCAAGCCCGGCCACTGGACGTTGCTCCCCTATACGGTTGCCAAGCGTCATGCGCCATTTCACAAAATAGTCCCGGAAGTAATAGTAGTTCTTTATATTCCCCTTTGCTACTTCTTTGTAATCCGACTCTAGCCCCCTGTCTTTCCAGGACTCAAGCCAGGCTGTTATCTCCGGACAATCCACCCATTCTTTGACAAGCTTCCCGTCTTTTATGCTTTTGATGTATATAGCCGGTCCAAGGCCATAAAGCATATTAACCTGTTTGGTAATCAAGCGGGGTAATAAACGATTCTTTTTGATATCGCTTTCCACCTCCTCGCACTTCATGTTATTCGCTCCTCGCGAACATACATTGAAGCCTCCAATCGACTGCCAATTGTAGTCTGCAGGGAGAACAACATTTGAATTAACAAACCCAGGGTCCTTTAGCCCTGCTGTGGGATTCGTACCTAATTGAAAGGAAATGATATTGCTACTATCCCCATAGCAACCATAATTCCCCAACATCTCTACACTATCACTCATAACCAGTCTATTTTATGCAATTTATATCCATCTTGAGGAAACCCCATATAGCGAATAAGTATGCGATAGCACATCTTAGGATTACTGTTCCCGTCGTTAAAGAGAAAGAAGTTCTCACTATCAATACTGAATCGCTCCTCCGGAAGCTGTGTCCGGAATGTACACCCTTCCTTTACTGCCAACTTCTCGGAAGCCTCTCCTTTCTGCCTTGAGTAAGGGAAGAAGGCAATAGTGAAGCAGCCATTCGGCAGTTTTGATATCTCCTTTGCCCATTGCAGTGCAACTATTCCTGTCATCGTCGTTTCCATGCCCGAAATTACCGTTTTCACCCCCCCTTCAAAAGGACGTGCCCGGGCTCCTGTCATATTTCCTTACAAATGCATTTTTCTGCACCTCGAACCGCTTTTTCAGCGGGGCGTGGAGAATTTCGCCTTACGTTTTTTTCGTTTTTTGTTTTCAAAAGACTGTTTGCCTGTCAATCTGCATTTTACATATAAAAACGATGTCAAAAGTATGATATTATACAAAATTTACAGATAACTATATTATTCTAGTATGTACATTATAGCCCTATATTTTCGGGTAAATCATCCGGTATATTTCTTAATTCACCTTGTATCCTATCACCGTATAGCCCGAAAAGTAGGTAAATTAGTGCAGAAGGAAGCTGTGTTGTAAGTCCCGCCTGATGTTTCAATGGTACTTTTACTTCAGAAGATTTATCTAGCTCAATGCGCCCATCTGTTTTCTTTAAAGGCGATAAAGGAATAGCACTACAAAGATTCGGGCATTCATTTTCATCTATCCGGCACACGGGCAACGCATTACTTCGCTCACCAAACAAGAGCAATAAAAGCTTAAATTGCTGCCAATGGTAAATTGTAGACTGCCCCTCGTTCATAAGTTCAACAGAAAATCCATAACTCTCTAGTTCTCTTTTCAATATACGAGCATCAGACGTAATTTTTTCAAGGTCCTCACGTCGTTTATTGGCCGCCCGGTCATGGTAAAGCACGATGCGTTTATTAATCGCATCAGTTCCGAAAAATTCAAAGATTTGTTTTGCTAGCTCCGGCTGTTCTGCCGGATAATAGCAAGTAAATTCTTTTAGAACCCGGAGCTCATGGCCATAATCTTTCTCCTGGGCAGCAACGATACTGGAAAAGTGTCCGGGGTCGTAACCTAAAAAGACCGGTTGACGTTTATCATAATACTTTAGATACCTGGAAGTTAACACAAAGTGTTCACGCAAATCAAGCTTCAAAATTGATTCATAGCGATAGCCGTCAGCGAACTGGTGCTTGTCTTTCCGGTAGTTTGCAAAGAATTTATTAACGACTTCCTTCTTACGGATTGCACAAATAGAAGTCAAAAACTCATCGATATCAAGTGACTCAAGCTGTGTGCGAAAAAATTTAGGCCCTAGGATATCTTTGTTCGCAAAAGAAGACGCACGGATATAGTAACTCGCATTTCTACGCATATCCGCAAGGCGTGGTTTCCAGGCTGCTACAACACGTTTTGCCTTCTCTGTTTCCAAACGTAGAGTTTCAATGATAACAGGGTTCTTTTCCTCTCTCATCCGGAGATTATTACGGTATATTTTATACAAGGCTGCATGCAGATACAAGGAAGCTGACGCAATCTCATCAATAAGCTCCTGATTGACGTTGTTTTCATACTCTTCGTACCAATTATCTTCCCCTAAGTCCAAACGGGCAGTATCCGACACGCCGGTTATTCCCTGGTAATAATGTGACATACGGATAGAAGCTGAAGAACCACGTAGGGAGGGGAACAAACGAGTTTTTAACTTCTCTCCTTTATTGTGTTTCATCTCCTCGACGAAGGCGTGCACTCCACTTCGACCGGCAACAGACTCAGGCTGATCAGAACTCACCATTTGCAGGTGATGGCCATCGCGAAACAGAATGCTATGCTTTGGATAAGCAATCGGATATCGAGGCTTTCGGAAATGAGAAGGTATTTTTGTTTCCCCTACGATGTAATCAATACCATATTCAAGCATGGAACGCCGTCCATCACCAACCGGCTTGGAAAAATAAGCCTGGATATTAGGCCACACATTGGTCATTAGGGCCACATATGTTTTATGAACCAGGAAGGAAAGTTCTCCAGGCATATCGTTTGCGACACGGATGATACGTGGTCCCATTACCCCTTCAGTTTTACCCGTCGCACGACCGGCTTCTACAATGAGCACATTTGAGTCGATTAGATTCGCCTTAATCTGCATCGCATTTTGATAGCATTCCTCAAACGATGCAGTCAGATCCAAAGTGCCGGCATTAGCACTAAGAGATTGCGATGATTGTGAATAAAGTTCTATACCCATACTATTCCCCCGTCTCTTCAGGTTCTATAATTTCAGCTTCCTGAATATCTGCATCACGCAACAAGCGTTTCTTGTCAGCCTTTTCAATAGGGAGAGAATCAATAAGGTTGATATAAAATCCTTCATTATTCTTACGAGCAATCTCCTTGATTGATTTCTTCTGAAAACCGAGATCTTCAGGAGCAAGATTCGGAGAAATAAGGAATACAATACCAAGGTCACGGTCTGCTTCGGCTATTTCCGAGGCTCTACGCCGACATTCCAAGGCTGCATTGTAACATTTCTCCTGTGTCTTGTAATCTCCCCTTACAGCACATAATTTCGCTAAATCCTCGTATTTATCTGCATAATTAGACTCCCATACTTTGATAGATACATTATTGTCGATATTAAAGTAATTAATAGCGGCATAAATACGGGCTTTACAGGTTCGCTCATCAATATTGATTTGTTGCGAGGCATTAATTCTCTGTCGCAGCAACTTCGCTGCTCGAGTAATATTTCTCTCATACTCAAATATCTCAGCCGCCCACTGTAGCTGCTTTAAAAATAGCCGAATTTCTTCCGGGATTCCTGCACAACGTCCTGTCGTCAGGAATTCCGATATCAGATCGGGATGTATCTTATCAAGGGTATCTAATTGCGTCATATTATACTCCAAATAATTGTTTACGAAGGTCTAATTCGACACGTAAATTCTTACGTTCCTCTAGGGTATTGATGGCATCAATGTCACCATCTTCAGCTTTCTTCGCTAATTCTGCATCGATATTATATTCTCCTAAAGCACGGCCATTTTCATAGGCGTCATAATACACATCTCCAGTAAGGCCAACCCGGAGAATCAATGCCATTTTTTCCTTTCCACGTAGTCCGAGCAAGCTACAAATACGTTGTGGAGTGTACCCAAGTGCACCAAAAGTACGCACCTGGGATACATATTCCTCACCGATTAAAGTCGCTTTATCTATATCCGAAGTAGGTGTAAGCTCGTTTTTCATACAATAAGCTTTAAAGTATCTTCAGCGATAATCAACTCTCCCCCACGGATGAGTTGGACAGCCTGCTCCGGAAACATTGCTCTGTATCGAGATATAGTTGCAGAGACGTATCGAGGATCTATTTCCATCGCATAGCACACCCGGTCTGTTTGTTGACACGCCATGAGCGTAGAACCGGAACCTGAGAAGAAGTCCGCTACAATCTGTCCTGGCGAACTGGAGTTGCATATAGGATAAGCCATTAATGCAATAGGCTTCATTGTTGGATGAATAGCATTGCGTTGTGGTTTATCGAAGTTCCAAACAGTAGTTTGTTTTCGATCTGAATTCCAATAGTGACCGGCACCCGGCTTCCATCCGTAGAGGCAAGGTTCGTGTTGCCATTGGTAATCCTGACGTCCCATGACCATTGAGTTTTTCACCCACACGCAACATTGCGCTATTTTAAATCCTACCTTCCGGAGTGATGCACGGAAGTTCTCACCCTCACTATCAGCATGGAACACATAGTAAGAGCCACCCGGCTTCAAAATTGAGAACATTACCGTAAATACCTGTCGAAGGAAAGTAGCAAACAGATCGTTTTCCATTGAGTCATTCTGAATAGTCAGTTCATCCTCAGTCGCTCCCTGGTAGGCTACATTGTACGGAGGATCTGTAACAAGCAAGTCAGCGTATTGACCGTTCATCAGTGCAGACACATCAGCTTTGGTTCGGCAATCCCCACACATCAGACGATTATTTCCAAGTAACCAAACATCTCCAGGCTGAGCAAAAACGGTTCCTGGCAAATCTTCTTCTTCAGAAGGAATAGAAAAATCAATCGCATCTTCCTGTACATTTTCAGACTCATGCTCTTGTGCAAACAAGGGAGTCCCGATAGAATAATCAACGGCCTTGACCTCATAACCTAGATTAAAACGCTCCATTGTATCACCATCAATATTGTACTTTTTAAAAAGTAATGTATCGGGATTCTTTGTTGCAAACTCCGAGTTATACGCTGCAATTTCTTCTACAGCCTCTTTCTTATCTGCTGCAAAAATTGGTTCGTAGGGTATTTCAGGTATTGTGAATCCTGATTTACGTAACGCCAGTAATGCTTTACGCCGTTGATGAGCATCGATGATCCACAATTTTCCATCAGGATCCTTCCAGGCTTTGAATGCATACTTGAAACCACGGGTGATAATAAGCATCTGTAGTTTCGATAATTTATCAGGATCCGATTTCTTGAAATCCTCCTGAAGCTCTAAGAACGAATCCAGCGGGGCGGTCGGTAAACCACCCAAATTAAATACTTCTATTAGCTTTTCCATAATCTACTTTGATTCTTCGAGAATTGATTTAAATAAGCCCTCCCGGTCACGAAACCGGCGAAGGTGTTCTTTATCTTGCGCCCGTCTGTCTTTACGTTCCGGACGCTTTAGAAAGGATTCGTATCTACGAATATTGTCGGAGCAATTCTTATACCGGCGAAGGAATTCCAAGGGGTCAGACGCCCGTAAACGTTCCAATTCAGCCCTTTCAGACCGATGAACAATAAGCGGATGCTTGTACCGAAATACTCCAGTGTCGTTGTACGTTTGCAGCTCGGAGAATGCCAGTAAATTCCGAATTCGAAGTTCAGCCATGTCAACGACTGCGCCCCTGGTCGGTTTCTTATCTAGCAATTCATCGAGCTGCTTCATTTTCTTCCAAGTCACCACACGATCATTATACAGTATCGTGGCTATTTGGACGTTTTCGTCTTCGAGGTCTTCCCAGTCAATTTGCGGGTACTCTTCGTGCTTTTGCTTCTTGGAGCTACCTTGGTAGGTTCTTTTTTTTTCTCTTCTTCCAAGGCTTGTTCAGCCTGTTCCGCACGTTCTTCAGCTTCTGCTCTTGCGTCCTGCTCCGTCTCGAGTTCTTCCTTCAGTTCCTGGTTCTCTTGTTCCAAGACTTCAGCCTGGTCCTCCGCTTGTTCAGCACGTTCTTTCGCCTCTTGCTTTTCCTTTTCCTTAAGTTCCAACTCAGCTTGTTTTTCAACAATGTCGGCTTCAATCTCGAATGAGTTCTTTTCTTTAGGCTCCAGAGCCTTTCCAGTTTCCTCCTTAGATTTATCTTCCGGAGATTTATCTTCCGGCTTTGGGGCAGCTTCTGCAGCAGGAACTTCAGGTTCATATTCTCTACGATTCAACCGGATATCAGTCTTTGATTTTATATCCAACAATGTATAGAGAATATCATCCGCATAGCGTAGTGGGTTACGGGCAAACATCTTAAGTTTTGGATGTGCCGGGGCAGATGCCCGAAGCAGACGCAGATCCGCTTCGGCAGCCGCCGGATTACGCAACTCATTAAAGTATTTTGTTTTCTCTTTAAATCCGTACATAATTTATGCTGTTTGAATTCGACTTCCTGAAACTTCAATAAGAGTAGCCGGATCCAAGATTCGGAATGTGATGGAAGAGCCGGCCTTTGCTGTCCAGGTAACTCCATCTTCCAAAATAAATGTGGCACCATCCGCTATTGTCGCAGCCTTATCTGTACCAGTACCGGTTAGAGTGATATGCCTGCCTTTATCGTTATTCGTCAATCCCGAAACCGTCTCGATTGCATAAGTTGCAGCAGCACCATTCGGAATCTCGTAGGAGTTGCTTGTCGATTTAACAGCTAAGTCTTTAGTTCCTGCTGTATGCACTTCCGCCGGAGCCTTAACAATATCACCAACATATTTGTAATACTGAGTCACAGAGGTACGTTCAAAAGTGAAGGTTATATAACGGCCATCCTTATCATTCTTCGCTTCATAAGACTTCAAGACCATCGGTCTATCATATTCCCCTAATATATACCACTGATCCTCTCCGATCTCCTTAAACAATATCACAAACTTACCGCCGGCATGTTCCTCTATAAAGTTTAAGAGCTGATCTCGCATGCCACCCATAATCGCGACAAACTGATTTGTTCCACTTGTTGTAATATCACCTTTTTCCCCATTACCGACATAGGTTGGAATGTCGTGCGCTTCAAAATACTTCATATATTCCCCCGGAAGCATCGGAAGAGTGGCGACCTCACGATTGGCATTAGCCCTCGGAAATTTCACATCCGGATTGATTTGATGAACATCTATCAGATAAATCTTATAGGCAATATTAGAGCCATGTGTATTCTTGTCAGAAACATCTTCGACATTACCAATGGCCATCATGGAAGCAAGAGAAGTTCCTGAGAATCCTGTCATGCAAAACATTGAATGATCAGGATCCAGAAACATACCAACAACAAAAACAATGGCAAAAAGAAGTGCAAGAGATAAAAAGAGCTTTACCTGCATTTTACATGCATATTGATTCCCTTTTCTGTAAGGGTTACTATTTTTTTTAGCTTTCATAAAACATCAATTTTGTAGTTAAGAAAAAAGGGTGGGCAGAACTCCCACCCCTGAAAACAAACACCTATTAAAAACTGAAAACAACTATCTTACACCAGGAAGATTTGGTTGCAAATCTGCATTGATTGTACGTACACCACCGACACAGCGTTCCAGTTCACGGAAATTCCCCTTACTGTTCAGAAGAACAAGGATATAATCACCTTCTTCTGTCGGAGTATAAGCGGCAGTGATATCTGCGAATTTTCCAGTTTTGGAAATCTTGGAAGCATTAGTTTTGGAGCCACATTCAATAAGATATCCGACACCCGGTTTTGCATTTTTGATGTCAGTGATTACAGTGGCCTTTGTGTTTTCACCTGTAATTTGCCAAAAACCATCCTTTGCGTCAATTTCAGTGGCATCAACTGCAACATCAACGGAAGGCTTATTCATGAAAATTTGCTGCCATTCGAAGTTGTTTTGAACAAGTTCAGCACGTGTTTTGAAACGGCGTCCCAAGAAGGCAGCAGCCGTACCTTCCTTCCAGGTAGACCAACATTTTACCATTTCCATGTCATCCTTTGCTTTAAAGGCCATCATCTCTCCTGGAATGTATTCCAAGAACTGCAAATTGCCTGGAATATCAAGGAACATTAAGCAGCTTTGCCCCAAATAAGGCATCCATCGGATGTGGAGTTCGGTATCAGGAACAACATTCAGATAACTGTTAGGGCCAGTAAAATCAAGGTCTTTGCCGTACTTGGCCCGACAACCTTCCTTCCACCAAGTTTGATGCAAGCTATTCAGATAAATAACATGCTGATCTAGATCCATGTCTTCCGTGCATTTTTCAATAATGTCAGCCACGAACTCTTTTACTGCGTCGACCATGTTTTCCTTTGTATATGACCGATAAGAGTCATCGTCATGCAGCAAAATTTTATTTTCATGATAATACCGGAGCAATGTGTAGATAATACCCGTAGAAGCATTCAAGAAATGAGACGGAACACCCTTTTCCGGAGTAGCATAAACACCACGAACACGACGTTTATTCTGTTCTACTTGTGCTGTTTCCAAGGTATTGACAATACAATACTCAATCAAAGACCACTTAATAGGATCAGAGCCTTCCTTATTGAGATAACCGATGTACATTCTTTCCAACTTCTTCATTGGGCCGAATTTCATCTTAATCATAGCGTCATCAACATGTCCCATCTCGTTTTCGAGCTTCATGCCGCCTTTCCAAACTTCGCCTTCTTGCCAACCCTGAGAGACTTCATCGAAGAAAGTATTGAATACGAGGTCATGATCCTGCACGCCATATCTCACCGGGAAGAATTGAGTTAACTCACGTTTCTTCAGTACATGAGCGATCAATGCATCCTGACGACGAATTACATATTGATCACCGACTTTAGCATCGTCAACCCCCGAAAGGTCTGTTGAGAATTCACCTGTAGCAAGCTTTACCGGATCGAGCAGATGATTCTTATTCAGATATTCATAACGCCGAGCAAGAGATTTTGAGAAAACAGCCACCTCCTGAAAGAAAGCTTTCTCTTCGCCATCCTCTATATTAGTAGAGGAGTAATCAGGGTTTTCCGTAATCTTATTCCAACGTTTCGACATGTCAAACATAGGAGCTTCGATACCAAACAAATGTTTCGCAGTAGTGCCGGGACCATTGATTCTCATAGTTGCAGGAGTTCTTACCGCTGCAGATGGAGTATCGGCTGCAGTTTGATCGGACATTTGTTTCACTAAATTCTGTAATTCACCATTTTGCTTTACGACGCTCTTGGCTAACTCGATAACACCTTCCGGTGTAGCTTCAGGCTGATTAAGAGACTTTCCTTCCTTTTCAGCCGCATTATTAGCAACTGCGGGAGGAGTCACAACACCGGCTAAAAGCGATTGCAACTGATTCATTTCATCCTGGGACATTTGCTGTTGCTGTTGTGCCGAATCCGCCTCCATGTCTTCACGAAGATTTGCCTGAAATTCTTTCTGATAACGAGTAGCAATTGCTACAATATCTTCAGACGTCAATTGCTTAGCCGTTGCCTTATCTGACAGCTTCAGAAGTTGTAAGATCTTTCCTAATTTTTCTCTAAAGTTCATAATTAATTGATTGTTAAATTAGACATACTGATTTATTTTATTTCGAAGGGAAATGCTGTCCAGGTATTCCCGCCCACGCAAATTTGCATGGGCGATGGCTTCAGGAAGAGTCATTATGGAATCTATCAACCCTTTATCGATTGAATGTTGAGCATCAAAAGTTTCACCCTGGAACACAGGATCATCTTCAGGTAAATCGGCTAATTGGGGACGGGATGATTTTACTTCATTAAGAAATTGAATGGTAAGTGGATCTAAGACTTCTTCAACATATTGTTCCGGGTGTCCGGAACGCAAATCTTCGAATTTCTTATTTTTGAGCGGAGACAGACTCGATTTCTCTTGAATAAGTTTTATACCTAACTTTTCGTAATAAGCAGAAAAATCATAAAAGCTTATCATTGTACCAATGCAACCGACCTGATCGTTTTTCGTCAGCGCATGGATACCGGCAGCACTGTGACAAGCAATATAATAGCCGGCTGAAGCACAATATTGCTCAACCAAAACTTCTACAGGCTTCTTCAGCGAGCGCATTGTCTCTGATAACCGGTCTAGATACCAAGCCTCTCCCCCACCGGAATTCAAATGAAGAAAGTGCACGGATATGGAAGGATTGTTCTCTGCAGCAATTAAGTCTCTCTCGAATTGTTTAGAAGAGAAATACCAGGAAGAGCTAGATGTTATTGTTCCCCAAATTCGGTGATAAGCAATAGAACCTTCAGGTAGTTCCTCTGATAAGAAGTCATTAGTCAGCGTTATGCCCTGGAGCTCTGCTGTACATTCTATTTCTTCTTTAAGCCTGGCAACAGCCTTATCCACCTGTTCTTTGTAAGTTGGCGGTTCGGATAAAAAGAAAAAAGCTCCAGGCGATGGATTTTTTTGGTCCAAAACCGGAAAACACTCCATCATGGCAGCAGCATAAGCTTCCGCCGTGATGAAGAGTTTAGATGTAATAAGTAAGTTACGAAGAAATGTCCTATTCATTGTAGCGCATCTTTTCAGCGAAGGTAATCCGTGAAAAGAGAGCTAAGAAGGACCGTTTACGCACGGGAAAACGGGGAGCGGAGCATTTTACAAGAGATTTTTAGAGTTGCAGTATTCAGATTTGCAGATATGGAAACTAAAGCCGGGATATCTTCCGTCCCTATGGCAATATCATTCTCGGAAGAATCTCGAAAGTGAATAATAGCGTATCTTTCGCATTCAAACTCTTTCAATGTATCAATATCCGGTGTCTCGATTGTGATATCTTTGCTGCAATCGAATAATCTGCCGGAAGCAGAATCAGTATTAGAAGGAACTAGAGAAAAAGAATCAGCAAAAAAAACATACTCTTCTTTCTTCATTTTCCTGACCGGTTTCACCTTCAAAACTACAGATAACTCTTTCATAATTAGATAAATATTTGATTATTAATAAGTTCGCCATTTTTGCGCCATTTTTACCGCCATTTCCGGACAAAAAGGGTAGTTCGGTCGTTTATTTTTTAGCCGTTTTTTAACTTCTTTTTGTAATCCCTACGCTTCGCACGCTTACTTTGGTTTTCTCGCCATCGATAATAATTTTTAAGAAGTGCGTCTTCCGAGATAGAATCAATGCAAAATGAGCACATAAAATTATGTATCACTTCTATATTGTATTTCCTATTCACAATTACTTTATTCTCCTCCAACACCTGATGCAGTTCTAGATTAAACATACGCCGTATTTCCTTCTCTATGATTCTTACAGAATTAGGAGAAAGATAATTGTAAACCTTAGGATCCTTACCAATACGCCTTTCAGGTAGAATAAATATCAGATTCCCATCATCAATTGGTGATTGATTTCTTTGTCGTTTGGCCATTAAAGTCCAAATGATATGATAAAGGTCAGTGTTGTCCGGTATTCTGAATGCTTCTTCAGAACCATTATTATACTTTCCACGCATATATTCAGCCAAATATGGCTCAATATTAATACTCGTCGTAATCATATGTTTCCCTTTCAAATGATGTTTTTAAAATACTTTTTATCATTTTTGCTTCCAACCGTCCAACCGTCCAACAATCAACCTTTCAGCATACATATCTAATTAGTTTTCATGCAATTAAGTTTTTGAACATATAATAAAATCCTGTTGGATGGTGTCCTACATATCCAACATAAGGCTTTAAAGTGGCATTTTGTTGGACAACCGTCAATTTTATCCTGTTGGAATGTAGAAGATTACAAATCCAACACGTCCAACAGCGTCCTACAAAACAACAACATGTTGGATATATATATATTACTTTAATTAAATATATACTACTGTACTACAGGTTATTACATTTTAAAAAGTTTATGCCTGTTGGACGGTTGGACGGTTGGACGCTATATTCCGAAAATTATCTTTTCAAAATTACGCTTTCTTTGTTTGGTCTTTTTTTAATATAGGGGGTCCGGGGGATTGGCTATGATTATCAGAAATGATAGTACCGACTACATATTGAAAATGTCCGTTTTATTATAAAAGAATACTCCTCTACCGGCAGAGCTAGCAGAGGAGTATAAATCGGATAATACATCGAATTAGAATGGCAAAGGCTGTTTGGTTTCGTCAGTAGTTCCAAGGGATGATTCATTTGCGGAACGTTGCAAATCAATATCATACAATTCACGGAATATATCGTAATTCAAAGCAATACAACTCGAGTTCGTGAATCTCTTCTCCACCTTGCGAACCATAGTGTTATCCACGGAGACCGTATCATCACTATTGCCACTCTCTGTATATCCTCCTCGAGGGACTTCAACGACTTCGTACCAATTAAAGCGTCGGGCATGAACAAAGCCAAGATAACTGGAATGTGAACGAAGATTCTGCTCAATGGTGGATTGCGTTGAATCCTCCTTATTGTAAGAACTACGTGCGAATTGCGTATAGATGGCGCTCAAGCGCAAAAACAAAATTTTAGTACCTGCAGGAAAGGCAATCTCTTTTTTATCTCCACCGGGCATCTTTACCGTTATCTTGTCCGGAGTATCAATAACAAAATCTCTATTCTCTAAAATTGCTTTCGTATCAATCATTACGTCCATAGCCTTAAAGAAGGTAGCAAGTTTATCCGTTTTGCTAATGAGTTCAACCTGGGATTTGATTTTTGCAAAAGCGATTTTAAAAAATTCTTTGTAAGAAAATGGTAGTTTCATAGTTGTATATTTTTCAATTAAATTACATGTTGCAAGAAAAAGGGAAGCAGTTTTCATCAGACGATCAATCTCGCCGGCATTAAGCAGTTCCGTCTTTAGCTCATCATAGGCTTGCTGTTTAAGCGTTCGAAAATGTTCCATTACCAGGGGGCGAAGTTTCAATATCTCAAAAAGTACATTAGAGAGTCCTATCTTATCCGGATTCTCTATATCTTTGAGCTGATTGAACAAGTCTACGTCCTCTTTCGTACGATTTTTAGGCTTTGGGACCTCGCAAACTATAATACGGGACATTAGTGCATTATCATCACGTTGTGGCGTATCCTGCCCGCAAATGATAACCGGTGCGAAGATTTTCTCAATTTCAATATCTTTTCCTTGATTAGCCTTTCTTTTTTGGCGTCCCTCACCATCATAGACCGCTTGCTTTAAATACTGAAACATTTCATCTTTGATGTCCTTATTGTTGTATTCATCAAGTACTGCAGGAACATCTCTGAAAGAAGACAAGAGGGATGACAAAGCCGGTAGTGTTCCTGTATTCAAGTTAAAAATCGAGTTCTTTGGAGAAATGAACATTGACCGGATAGATATCGCAATCTGTGTCTTTCCTGAGGACATAGGTCCCATGAAGAAGGGGGCGGTAAACAAACGGTCAATACAATGTATGTTGCTTCTGAAGGCACACATGATCGTGAACAGAATCGCCCATTTTCCATTGTCATTTATCTTATAGACCCGATCCATTAAAGAAGCCCACTTCTCAAAAGTGCATTGTTTCTCTGCAGGAATATCCCGATAGACCAATTGTGAAACCAACTCATATTTATCAGATTGCCGACCAGAACCTGCATAAATAGTGGAGAACGCTGGCAGATAATAATTTTTTTTATTGTGAGTAACGACTCCAAGTTCATTCACCGGTTCAAAACGGGGTTGGCCATCAACGAGATGAAAAATACCATTTGAGAATGCGAAAAACATATTATCCTCACGTCGCAAAGCCCCATCCAGTTGTTGGTTTCCATAAGTCATCACTTCTGAGCATGTTATAAAGTGCCGGGACATATATTCGCGAATCTTAGTCCAGTGTTTTTCTTCTCCGGACGTGAAGTTTACAGCCTCTAGTTGTATTAGTTCTTCTTCGATAGTTGCCTTTTTCAAAAGTGCCCTGGAAGGAACTTCAATATAAAGAGGATTCTTGTAGTATCTCCGATTTATCTTGAGTACTCGCTTATTGGCTTCCTTGTCATCTGAATAGATATGAAGTAAGGGAGTCATGAAGAAATCGGCTATCTGTTGATGTCCGCCTTTCTCTTGCCGGAACATATAGCATACAGGTTCTCCGTCTTTATTCAACTTTGGATAGAATCCGCATTGACGATACATTTCATTGTATTCCGGATTGTCATCTACATATCCTGGTAACTCGTTCGGATCATAATCTTCGTCATCATCATCTGTACGTTGAGCATTGATGGCCATGCGGGACTTTCTCTTAGCTAAATAGGGCTTTAAGATTTCATTAAAGTCGGTTTTACTAAGCGAAAGATTATCATAGAAATATTTAGCGTTAACCACTCGAACTGAGTCTTCAGCATAACTGATCAAGTCAGCGCAACGTTCAATGAAGGGGGTTTTTTCTCCAAAATAAGGAGCCAGGAACAAGCCATGCAAATATACATAGTATTTTATGAAAGTATAAGTTTTATCCGCACGCTGCTCATCCCGGTCGTAACCCTCCTCATCCTCTATAACTTCCTGTTCTTGATCCTTTGCGGCAACAGTCACCGTTATATTTGTCAGACCGGCACGATAAAGCATTGTTAATGCTGAAAGATAATCCGATTCATCCCCATCTCTATTTATAGAAATCCCCTGGCTATCCGTTGTAAAAAAGGCACATTCCCGACGTATTGCTTGAACATCTGTCGCAGACGGGATTCCATGCAGGAGAATAACAGGAGCGTCTCCATATAATTTCAGGAACAAATCAAAATTCGGTGTAAGTACACATGGTTCACCTTCTCGACGTACTTCCTGTATTTGTTCAAGACCATAGACGCCTGGTTTCATTCCTTCAATCCTAGGAGCATCCTTCACATTCCGGACAACATCACGTATCTTACGTTCTATAATTTCTGTCGTAATCTCAAACTTAGCGGATATCTTCCTTACATAGTTCAACCGCAAGGTTTCAGAAGAGATACAGCCTATTAAATTGCAAATCGTATTCAGTGCCTGTTCCTTCGATTCCGGGTTATCAAAGTCTTTTGCAAAAATATCTGCAAAGTAACTGGCGAAATCGATTCGCCGGTTCATTAGCCATTTCGCAGTATTTTCTTTTTCTTCAGTAGCTATATTGTCCGGGTCCTTTCCATCGGGAAGGCGAACACACTGTACGGTTATCCCCGCCTTTAGAAGCAACTCGCAATTCCTTAGTGAAGCTTTTAGGCCAGCATCGTCCGAATCATACACAAGGGTTATATTAGGGGTAAACCTGGATATTAGCTTGACTTGCTCCGGAGTGAGTGAAGTCCCTGAGCCGGCAATCGTATTTTCGACACCTACTGCATGCATAGACAGAACATCGAATTGTCCTTCTACTAAATACACGTTATTCAGACGCCCTATTGCCCCTCTTGCCTGCAAAAGCCCAAAGATTTGAGAACCCTTTTTGAAGACTGGAGTATCACCGGTATTATGATATTTACCCGCTTTCTCTTTAGGAATTATATATCGTCCGGAAAAGCCGGTTACATTGCCATGCAGGTCAAAAAAAGGAAATATTATCCGGTCACGGAAGTTATCATAAACCCTTCCAGTTTCAGATTCTTTTAAAACATCGACCTTTGTCAATACAGCTCTAGAATAACCTGCCTTTAGCATTTCTTGAGTCGCCAAATTCCCTTCAGGAGCATATCCGAGCGCAAAGTCTTTAATAACCTTATCCGTCAACCGAAATCCACGTTCGAAGAGGTATTCTTGCGCTTCAGGAAGATGTTTTTGAAAGAATTTGACCGTTCCTTTTAACGCAACACGCATCGCCTCGAGCTCCCTCGCTTTGTGCATTTCAGCATCAGTTAGCTCTCGATGTTCTATTTCAATACCGGCCTTCCTTGCACACCATTCTGCAGCTTCAGCGAATGACATGTTCTCATGTTCCTGGAGGAACTGAATAACATCCCCTTTATGATCACAAACGAAACATTTATAAGTTTGCCTACTCGGGCTAACAAACATCGAAGGGTGACTGTCACTGTGAAAAGGGCAAACGCCAACGAAATTTGAACCACTTCTTCTTAGAGAGACGAATTCAGAAATAACATCGACAATATTCAATGCTGATTTAATTCGTTCTATTTCCTCTTTTCCTATCATAATTATTATTCATTAAACATACTTAATTGCCTAGCCTCGAACGCTTCCTGGAGTGTTAGTCCAAAATATTCGGATAGTGCAATATATTCTTGTTGTGTAACCTGTTTGCGACCATAATAGATATCCCAAAACCGCATTTGATTAATGTTCACTTCGTGATAAAATTCCCTCGTTGGAGAAAAATTCTCCGGATGCCGGAACTTAAGACGTAACATCTCCTGTACTAGATTACGCTTTACCGTTTGGCCGACAACTATCTTTTTGCGATGCATAAATAACTGAACTGCCAATGGTGACCGACCAACATGCCTGGCCATCTCTTCCAATGTCTTTTTACCTGCGTTTTCCCGCACATAATTTTCCTCTTCTTGCAGCCATTTCCCGTTGTTCATACGATTCTTTCCTCCATACTTGGGTAAAATTTTCATTAAACTCATATTCCGGATGTCTGTATATATAAAGACAGCAGAATTTTATAAATAATTCCTGATCATCTGACGATACGTCCGATACATCATAATACCTGTTGATTCCTAATTTGTCAAGTGCTGTATTCACACGAGCTTCAAATTTGAAGAATTCTTCCGGACCTAGAAGAGACAAATATTGATATATCCAAATCCAATTAACAATCTTGTATTTCTCCAGGCTTTCTTCCATATTTATTGCATTTTTCTTTCAGTATCTTTCTGCTTATTAAACTCTATGATTGTAAGTAAAGGCAAGTCAAATCGACGCTGACGAACATTAGACTGCAAAGAGAAACATCGGCCAACAGCATCCCATCTAAACTTTTTTTCTTCAATAACCGTCTGCCGACTTCCGGAGATGGTCACTTTCTTTGGGATCTTGACTCTCCCTTCTATCTTTCGAACCGACTGAGAATTATTCTCCTGCAACACTTTGTCAATGATATACCCACATGAGGTCATGGCCAGTTCAAAAACATCTTTTGTGTACATTTTTAAAATAGTTTTATTGTTAAATAGAATAGTAAAATCCCGGTTATATTACCAAGGTAATCCGCAAGTAAATCCCACCAACACCAATGGTTCCCAGGTGCATTTTTATCACCATATTCCTTCCCTAAACTCAATCCGGACGCATTGAAGAAACCGGAATAAGCAGCACAGCTTTCGTCTTGAGTATAACAGTAAACTAAAAGAGCAGTGAAATAACTTACAATCAAGTTCACCAAATAGTGCTGCAGTTTATCTTTTTGAATTTTAATCATTACTATTTTCCTTTTTTATTGATTTATTACGAGAAAAACCAGTCACCACTTTTCTTTTATAAGGTTTTTCATCTGTTTTTCCCGATTCTTTTTTCTTAAGACCATATTTGCAGTCCCAATAGTAGCACAACGTATCTTTCGTGCCCAAAACAATCAGAATAGCGATCACAGTCAAGCAAATCCATGCAAATTTTCCCATATTTTTATGAATTTAGAATTACTGTATTTTGTCTAAAACCCACATTGTCAGTATCGTTCTTTGTGGGGTGACAAAAAAGACTTCTTTCCGAAAAATGAATCGGAAAGTTGTATTAGGACTATAGGCAACATATCTGTCAGTCTCGACTTCCACTGGCGACGGTAGTCTTTTTACTACTTCGTCAAAAATTTGTTGGTTCATTACTGATTTGAGAATTATTTAAAAACCTTCTCCGCTTCTTCTATTAACTCCTGCATGTATCCGACAGAAGGAGCACAACCTTTCTCTATTTTAGCAATTTTCTGACAAAACTTGATAGCCTTAGCGATTATTCTGTCAGCTTTCATTTTATCTTTGATATGTTCCGGCAAAGCGTCTTGAGCTGCTTTGTCGAACGTAATACACTTAGTCTTATCCATACTCATACTTACAATATATCACATAAAAAATTCACAATCATAGGCATCTATGCTACCATCAAAATCAACCCTAATACAGAGAGAACCACACATTGGGAAAGGTTCTTCACTTAGTACTGTGCCAACAATACCACGATGTTGATGGAGTACGGCATCTCCTTTCTTCATTCTTTCAAGACGCCGCTTAAAAACATCACTGGTAAACACCTTGATTGTTTTGCTATCATATTCATAATACACGAGCCCTGTATCTAATCCTTTTACCAATTTCAATACAGTTTCCTCTACCTTTGCCCTGCTGAAGATATATTCAGTTGTAAGCTTCTGAAGCTTCACATCCGGGAACTTCTTTTTTAAATTGCTTTTGTTCATTTCTAAATTGAATTGAGGGTTAATACTTCTTCCCGTGCATCTTTTCGCGGTATTGGTTATACTTCATTTTCTGCTCGATGTGCCAAAATAGATCGAAATTAAGGTACTTGGCAAAACCAAAGAGTGAAAATATCATATCATTAATAGTAGTAGGAAAATCAAATAAATCCTCATATCTTACGGGAAGTGTAGATATTGCATATATGGTTTCCGTGAATGTTTCACTGGCACAAGAGTCAGCAGAATCATCTATAGCTTCAGAATTAATGTCCTGCATTGCAGATTTAAGGTTTATATTCCGAAGTCCAGCCAAGTCAAGCAAACGAATAACAGCATCGGCTAACTCTTCCTCGATTGACCCTTTTATAGTTTCATCGTACACAACTTCGTACCCACGCTCTTTGGAAATATCAGAGTCTAACCCTTGACATATGCGACTGTTCGCAATCTTCTTTTTGAACCAATCAACATTAGCACGTCTACCTCTTCTATCTGCTTCCACAGCTTCCATGAGTTCAGATATTACAAGGCAAAGAAGATGTTTATTACTCAACTCCTGATTATGAAAACCATGCTCACAAGCGATTTTATATGCTTTATCCCGTAATTCGTTTAAATTCATTTTATTCATATCTTTATTGTTTTACTCTAAAGTTAGTTTCGCATATTCAATATTAGTAATCTCCCTACAGTCTTTTGGGATATTACATTTCCAATCACTTTCTACTATAAAGATGTATATTCCTGGAGAAGTAAGGTAGAATCCTGCCTGATTGAAAAAATTGTCATTACCTATAATTTCGTCCAGTTCATCACGTCTTATTTGCATTTTCTCCAAATCTTTGAAGTCATTCAATACATCTTTATTCTTACTACGTTTCCTAGGATAATAGGCATTGCAGAGGTCTTTTACTTCCTTCCAAATTGTCATATCCGGTTCTTCCTTGAACTCGACAGCATCTACACTCTTGTAATAGCATGATAAAGTCCATATTTTTCCAAAGCCGTATTTCTTACGTAGAATTTTCAGTTGTTCATCAAACTTGCCGGCTCGATCAAGTATAGCCTTTATTTTAAGCCCTGTATTTGAATCTCTATTAGTTTTATAATATCTTTCCATATTCCTTTTTAATCTTTTTAGAATCAACTAATATGTATCAAGACAAATCCTTGAGGTAAGCCAATCCTGGCCATTCCTACAGAGATGGAGTTTGAAGTATATACTCCTTCTTCATTCGTCAATTCGACCAAGCCGGAAATTCCGTCAATAACTGGAATATCGAGATATTTAGAAATCAAATTTGCTAACTGAGTCTTTCCAACTCCTTGTTTACCTACTATCAATATTTTTTTTGTTTTCATATTTGATTTATTTTTTACTATTCAACCAAGCTAAAGCAGTCTGCAAACTGCCGGTATAATCTGCATCATAAATATAAGAAATCTCTTCACCTTTCTGATATTCCCGGTTATTGTCCGTTTCTCCTAGAATAAACTCCATATTGGGAGTTCCTAACTTAAACACGCCTACACAGTAGGTAATACCTTCACGTTTCTTGCTCTTTTTGAGAGCTAGAAGAAAAATTCCTTGTTTTTCTGAATCCATAATATTACTTTTTTCTAGT